AGATCACGCCAAGCAGATTGTAGCATTATCGCAAGGCGAACGTATTGAGGCAACCGTAGCTGACCATGACGCGGAAGACCGCGCGACGCTAGAGCGTTACGGCGTGCGCACTTTGGCAGCGGAGAAGGCGGTATCGCCAGGGATTCAGCGCGTAGCATCACGGCTCAAGGTTCAGGATGACGGCAAGCCGCGCTTGTTTGTGCTACGCAATGCCTTGGTTGAAGTTGACAGCGCGCTCGATGCGGCAAAGAAGCCGCGCTGCTTGCAGGATGAATTGCCGGGCTACGTGTGGCAAAAGAGTGCTGACGGCAAACCAGAGCGCGAGCACCCGGTAAAAGAGGATGATCACGGCATGGACGCCATGCGTTATTTTGTCGCTTACGTGGACGCGCGGAGAGGCGTATTAGTCGGGAAACCGCGAGGTAAACAATGAGTCTATTCGACCGAATCAAAAGCACATTTAGCGCCAAAGCCGCGCGTCGCAAGAAACTGATCCTATGGCCCACCTGGCGTGAGGGCGTGGCGCGCTGGCAGTTGGTCAGCCTGGAAGCCTTCGTCAAGGAAGGCTTCGAGATGAACGCGGTACTTTACGCCGCGATCATGTACAAGGCGCGCGCGATGGCGAGCGTCAAGATGCTGGCGTATGATGACGCGGGCGAGCTGTTGCCGTCAACGCATGACCTCTCCAAACTGTTGGCGCGCCCGAACCGGCACACCTCATGGGAGGAGCTGGCGCAGAATATCGCCGTGTACTATAACCTCATGGGCGAGGCTTACGTCTACGCCGTGCGGCGCAATCTGAGCGACCCGCCTGAAGCGCTCTATGCCTTGCGACCCGACCGCATTTACCACCTGTACAAAGATGGTGAACTGGCGGGCTATGAATACGTGCGCGCCGGTGCAACGGTCGGCTTCCCCATCCTCCCGGAGGACATGCTGCATGTAGCCTTACCGAATCCGGGCGACGTGTTCGAGGGCTTCGGGAAAGGCTTCTCGCCAGTGTTCCCCATCGCGCGCTCCGTGGACGTGGACAACGACGCGACCGACTTCCTCAAGGAGTTCTTCGCCAACGGCGCGCTCCCGGCGGGCGTCCTAAAATTTGATGTGCCCTTGGATGATAACATCGTGGCCCAAGCGCAAGACCGCTGGGCCGAAGTCCATGGCGGTTACAAGCGCTGGACAGAACCGGCGGTATTGGATAGCGGCGGCTCGTACCAGCGCATCGGGCTATCCATTCAAGAACTGGACATGGCAGCGGTAGACGCGCGCTCGGAGAGCCGCATCACGATGGCCTTGGGCGTGCCGCTGAACCTCATCGAAAGCCGTCCGTCGCTAACGCAAGGGACCTACTCCAACAAAGAGCAGGATCGCCGCATGTTCTGGCAGGATACCATGCTGGCCGAACTGCGCAACTTCGAGCGCGAATGGCAGTGGCTACTCAATGGCGACTATGGCAATGTGCGCTATGACTACGACGGCGTGCCGGCATTGGAAGAGGCGCGCCGGGAAGCAGCGGCGCAATTCCTGAGCGCCTACCAGTTCAGCGCCGTTACCACGGACGAACTGCGCGCCGCTTTGGGCTTGCCGCCGGATCCGCGCGGGCCGCTGTTCCTCTATCCGCTGGGGGTGCAGCTCATCCCGGCTTTTGAGCCGGAAGCGGCTACGGCGCAAGACCAGGGGCAAGACGCCACGGCGCAGGACGAAGACCGGGGCGCGGCTGACAAGAGCGCCAAAGCCTTGCCCGGCGTGGGGCTGTCTACGGAACAGAAGACGCTCCTCTGGAAGCGCATTGACGCCACGGCGCGCGCCTACGAGGATGATGCGGCACGCGCCGCACGGCGGGCTTTCGAGCACGACCACCGCGCTATCCTGGCAATTCTGAACGCGGGGCAAAAGAGCGCCTACCAACATAAGGCGAGCGTCGCGTGGCAGATGCTGCTCCTGGAAGTGCAAGACTACCTGCGCATGGCTGGAAAAGACAACTGGCGCAAAGAGTTGCTACCGGTCATGGAAGCCGTCATTGGCGCGCAAGGCGAGCACCTATCGGCCACTTTCGGCATGGCGTTCAACGTGCGCAACCTGCTGGCAGAAGACTGGTTCAGGCAGTACGAATTGACGTTCACGAATCCGATCACCGCCACGACTGAGGAAACGCTAAGCCGCATGTTTGAACAGGCAATGGCAGAAGGCTGGAGCATTCCCGACATGGAGAAGTCGCTTGACACGCTATTCACGCAGTGGGCTTATGGCAATGTGACCGACCCGCAAGACCGCTATTTTGCCGAGCAACGGCTCCCGCCTTACCGCACGGAGACCGTGGCACGCACGGAGACCATGCGCGCCTCGAATGCCGGCGGCTTCCAACTGTACAAGGATTGGGGCGTGCAAAAAAAAGAATGGTTGGCGACGGGAGACAACCGCACGCGCGATAGTCACGCGGCTGCCAATGGTCAGACGGTTAGCATTGACGAGCCGTTTATGATTGGGCTTAGTAATCCCGTGCCGATGATGTATCCGGGCGACCCCAGCGCACCGATACACGAGTTTGCGAATTGCCGCTGTACGACCGTGCCAGTGTTTGAGGAATAGAAGCAGGAGGCTTAACCATGAGCGAATCACGACCGACCTATGGCGCAACAACAACGACCTTCACCTGTACGCATTGCGGCGCTAGCATCACGGCCAGCGTGCCGCTCGCGGGGCCGTTCCGCGTCGAGGTGACGTGCCCGGCGTGCCATGAGCGCAGCACCTTCGAGCGCCAACGCCAGCGCACTCCCGGAGCCATCGAGCGCAAAGCCGGCGGCGTCGTGGTCCTACGCTCACCTGAGGGCCGCTTCATGGGCGAGTTTGACCCGGCAAGGCAGACGGTGACGCTGCCTTATCGCGGCGAAGACATCGAGTTCACGCTAGGAAAATGAGGCTAAAAATAGCCTAAAAAGGGCGTTTTTCGGCACTTTTTCGGCACTTGGCAAGGTTGACCAAATGTTCTATATCTGGCGCTTGTAGTGTTCGCTGTGACGTGCTGTGGGGCGCGTGGTGCGTTTTTGAGCGCACTTGTGGCTAAACATACACAACCTAGCAAAAACCGCGTAGCGGGCTTGTGGTTCGCTTAGAACCACCTTGTAATTTGGCGCAGATAGGCTTTATTTCGTAGGGCCTTTATAGTTATATAGCCTATGATAGAAAAACAGCGTAAAGGCGGCATTGGGCGCGACCACTGGATGCAGTGTTTCGCGGGCTGTTTTGAGGTGCTTTTACCACTAGATATAGGGGTCGTCAAATTAGGCTGTTTCCGTGGTATAATTAAAGCAATCCACACGGTGGAGGTGGATGGGCAAGGGCTCATCGGGCGCAAATAGGCGCATGACCATTTTGGTTGTGCGCCTATTTTCGTTTTGCGGAGGTGACATGGAGAGAAAAACCGTTGGCTTTCAACTGACCGCACTGGACACAGAAGGTCGCACGCTGGAAGGCTACGCTTCCACGTTTGGCAATCTGGACCTGGGTGATGACATTATCCATCCAGGCGCGTTCGCCAAGACCCTGGCAGAACGCGGAGGCAAGGTGCGCTTCCTGTGGCAGCATGACCCGTCGGAGCCATTGGGCAAGCCCATCGAGTTACACGAAGACGCGCGCGGCTTGTTCTTCAAGGCCGTGATTTCCGACACAGCACGCGGGCGCGATGCGCTGGCGCTGCTGCGCGATGGCGCGATTGAAGGGCTATCCATTGGCTACGAGAGCATCAAAGGCGGGACGGATTTCGAGAACGTGAACGGGCGCACGGTCAGACACCTGCGCGAGGTGCGTTTGCACGAAATTTCATTGGTATCGTTTCCGATGAATGAGAGCGCCGGCGTGACCGCACTCAAGACGGCAACGCCCTATCATGGCGATTTGCCGCTAGCCGACCGCGAGCGCCCGTGGGATTCGGGCGAGGCTCTTGGGCGCGTGCGGGCTTTGGCGGGCGTGGACGGCGATAATCCCGACTGGCGGCTCTTCGCGCGCGCCTTCCTCTGGCATGACGAAGAGGCGCCGGAAAACCTGACCAGCTACAAGTTGCCCTATTGCGACGTGATCGGCGGCGAACTGACCGCCGTGCCGCGCGGTATCTTTGCCGCTGCCGGTGGCC